GTAGGTATATATCCTTGTTCTAAAGCCTCTGCTGAAAATTTAAGTTCTTCATCACTAGCCTCTTTAATGAATCTTTTACCTGATGGTGCTAATCCTTTAAAAACAAGTATGGGTAAACCGAACAAAAGTTCTCCACCAGCTGCTATACTACCTTCAATAGCGGCATCTGTTGCTATTTCTCCAGCAGATTGTTTTGATACACCTGCAACACCCTCAATGGCTTCTTCAGCAAGTGATCCTGACGCTCCACCTACAAAAGCACCGACTGCTCCACCAAGCAATGTACCTACTCCTGGAGCGATAGCAGTACCAATAGTGGCACCTTTAATTGCACCTGTTACGCCTAATCCAAGTTCTGGCACAATACCTAGTAAATCAGTTAAATCAGATGTGCTAAAACCCTCTTCATCAATAAGTATATTTTTATCAGTTTCAACACCCAACTTAGCAGCACCTGTAGGTGTTAAAGCTAATCTACCTCTTTTATCTCTAGTAAATTGATCACTAGTAAAACCTTGTTTTGCCATTATTGCATCTTCTTCATCTGCATTTTCTGCAACAGATAAAGCAGCACGAAGACTGAAATCACTTATACCAGTTGTTGTGTCAAAGTCTTGTTCTATTTGAGCTTTTTCTGTATCAAGGCTCGTTTGTGTTCCAGTTTTTGAATACTTATCTACCAAGTCTTGAAATGACTGTGCTCCTTGTGATGTAGCTTGTGTATTAGATTGACCAAATTGATCACGAATTTTTTGCATTTCTTGTTCGGTAGGCTCATCTCCTTGAATTTGAACTCTTACTATGCCGTCATTGGGTGTTTGAACTCTAATTATTCCCATTAATCTATTGTGTATAAATCACCCTCTGCATCTTTTGTTTTAGACATACCCTTCTTTTTATCTCTTAAAAATATTCCTTGTGACTCAAGTGTTCGGTATGCCGATTCAATATTATTTCTACCTTTACCAACAATTAAATTGAATATGTTTCCTAATTTTCTAACAAGTTCTTTTTCATCACCTTGTAAGAAATTTACATCTCCAACAATATCTCTAACTAATTCTCTATCCCTATCAGATAAGGTTTTTCCAGCCTCTTGTAAAATATCAGATGCGTTTGTTGCTTGTATTCTTGTTAGAATAGTTTTAATTTGTTGTACTGGATCTGTATCTGGAGCTATGTTAATTCCAAAATTTCTTGCTGTTTGCACAACTGTAGACCTCAACTGATCTGTAATTGTTATATCTGTTACGTTAAGTAATTGTGCTAATTTATCAAATTGCTTTACTTGATTAGCCACACCTTTTTCCATGTCTGATATTAATGATTTAAGTCTATCTTTATTATCAATAAACACAGGGTTAGTTCCTTGTGGTGCAACATTCATGTCTGGCAATTGTACTCTATATGATAACTCTTTATCTGCACCTGCGAACAAAGGTATGCTTTCTGAACCACTTTGATACAACTTTTTCTTACCATCAGCGGTCATGGCTGTCTTTGCTAAACCAACATAAGTGTCTTTATCTATGACTTCAAATTGTTCTTTAAAATCAGGATTATTCATCAAATTGTTTAATTCGTAACTGTTAAGACTTGTTAAATTGCCCTTACCTAGATTTGCAGCTATACCTAATATACCCTTACCCGTTCTTGGTATAATAAAGTAATCTTCCCTTTTCATAGCTTTTTCTTGATCTTCTTTTTTTCTGCTTAAAGCATATGAACCAGCTTTTGCTCTAATCGCTTTTGCTTCTGACACTGCTTTACTGAATGCAGGCATTGCAGCCTCGCCTGCTTCGCCAACAGATGTAAGTATTTTACTAATATCAAAGCCTTTGCCTGCTCTGTTCTGCATAAGTGCTAAACCAAAAGACATAAGTGCTTGTTTAGTATCTGGATCTCCAGATATATCTAAACCAGTAGCTTCTCCAAACTCGTTGATATAGTCTTTAAATTCTTTTGGATCTTGACCTTTGCCTGCCTGTTTAAGAAACTCACCAATTGCAGTTTTAGTTGCCTGTTGTGCGGCAGTTAAATTTTCTTGTTTTGACACATCTGTGCTTGTGTCTTCTCCAACACCATCATCTTCGCCACTAACATTTACAAAAGGATCTGCATCTAACTTTTCTTTTTTTGTACCTTTGCTGATATTAGGAACATCTTCTTCAAATCCTTTTAATTTGTCATTAATAATTGCAGATTGATCTAACTCTTTAAAAGTGTCAACATTTCCAAAAGTGTCTACTTCAGATTTAGCTTGTGGTATCATTCCTGATATACGCAAGAGTTTGTCTTCATCTAAACCTATTGGATCTCCAGTTACGGCTTGTGAAAAACCTGGAGATATACCTCCAAATGGACTGCCACCCATCATTGTTCGTGCTTGTGCTGATTGAATAGTGCTTTCTGGAAAAAATATAGCACCTAATCCACTTGGTCTATTTGCTGTTTGTGCAGGATCTAGTAAATTTGTTGGTCTTTTAATCCCAAGTGCCTGTCGTAATTCAGGAGAAACAACTTCTACCCCACTTAATCCTACTCTTCTTGGTGCCATGTTATGCGTTCCTACCTCTTTGCCCAGCACTAAAAGGTGCTATT